CAGCCGTCACCGGACACAATGATGTTCAACATGGGCAAGTCGGCGCTGTACGACTCGCTGACTGTGGCCAATTCGGAAATCCTGCTGGGCAAGCATGAGAACGAACTACTGAATGATATGCCGCCGCCGGGCATCGTCATCTTCAATAACGTCAAGGCGGATGAAGTCCAGACGGCTATGCAGCAGTTCCAATATGAAGCGGTACGCGACGGACAGAATGTTTACCGTGCGCCGCTGCAACTGTCGTCCAAAGACCCGACGCAGCCTGCCAGTGTGACCTTCGTGCCGATGGCGCAGGTGCCGCAGGGCTTCGACAAAGCCAAGTACACGCAAATCCACGTCAATCTGCTGGCGCTGAACTTTGGGCTTGACCCGCAGGACATCTGGCCGCTGTCGAGCGGGTCGATGGGCAGCGGCGAACAATCCAAGGTGCTGGCGGCGAAGACCGATGTGAAAGGCCCGGGCTATCTCAGTACGCGGTTGACGCGCATCTGGAATACAGTGCTGCCGCGCTCGCTGGAATGGAAGTACAAGGCGGCCAATCCACAGCAGGACATGCAGACGGCCAACATCGCCAAGGTGTGGACGGACATTGTCAACGGTTCGACCTTCATGAATGCCGAGGAAAAACGCCAGCTTGCGGCCAATCAGGTTCCGGCCTTTGGTGACGTGCTGCTGGATGAAAGCGGTCAGGTACGGGTATTTGATGCCGACCCGAAAGAACCGGCACAGGTGGTGATTGCGCCGGATGCCGTGCAGCTTGATACCGCGCAGCCGCCGGACGCTGCCATGACGGCCAACTCCAACATGCCCGCCACAACTGCAGCCGCGCCGGATGCAACCGTGCAGGCTGATGATGCCGCGCCGGTGAAGAAGGAAATCGACGCCACCAATGACGAGTTCATTCAAGAACTGACGGCCATTTTGCAGGATGGTGCTGACCGTGTGACCACCAAAGCCGGATGTGCCGCGCGGATTCGTGGTGCCATCCAGCGTTACGGCAAGCTGGCTTATCAGGATGGACTGGAAGCGGGCGGTGTGGACGGCAGCGAACTGGATGAAGACGACCTGCGCATCATCGCCGATTTGGCGGTACGCGACTCGCAGTATGTCAGCAACTTGGTCAACGAACTGTACAGCGAGAAGGGTATGAGCCTGTCGCCGGAAGCCCGCGCCCAGATGTGGATGGGCACGACGGATGAGTTCTACTACGAGGGCATCGCCAGTGCCGATAAGAACGGCATGTATTCCTTTGAAGGCGACGATGGCGCGGATAGCTGCGACACCTGCCAGCGGCTCAAAGGCGTGAAGCACCGCATGCGCTGGTGGATTGAACACGAGCTGCGACCGGGTATCGACCACCACAATTTCGACTGCGGCGGGTGGCGATGCCAGCATTATCTGGAGAAGGTCAAAGCCGTCGCTTGATGTGGTATGATTTTGATAGTGAACAACACGTTATAAACCCCCTTTAGTCAGGTAAAGGACGCTGGTCAGGGCAGCACATGCAACTCATGTGCTTTTTTCGTTTATCGAGGCTGCCGTGACCGACACAAAACCTGTCCAAACAACCAAAGCCTTTCAAGGGACGCTGGCTCAAAAAGAAGTCAACTATCTGCCGCTGTCGGCGACCCGCAGCAAAGCCTGCGCCAACTGCCGCTGGTTTATGGCCCATAACCAAGACTGTTTTATCGTCGATTGCTGGCCTGAACCGGTAGTGGCGACCGGCTACTGTGACCGATGGGAAGCCACGCCGCCGCCCGAACCGTTGACGGTTGAGCCTGTGCCGGTGGTGATTGTTGAAGCGCCTGAAGCCGAACCGATGGAAATGAGCCACGAAAAAGAGGGCCATGACCACGGGACGCGGCAAGACCTCATCATTGACCCGGTGCCGTCGGTCTGGACGCAACTGCAAAACCGCATCAAAGGGCAGCCGCTCAAAGATGGGACGCAGGTGCTGAAGGACAATGCTGGTCGGCGCTACATGTTCATGATTACGTCTAACGGCTACCGTGACCGCGACAATGCCCACGTCACCACCCAAGCCATCGAAGACTACGTCGAAAAGTGCTGGACGGACGACGGCAAGTTTATCGGCGATAACGCCCATTACATCTGGCACACCAAGGAACTGGGGTCGATTAGTGACCTCGTGTTCGCGGACGTGTGGTCAGGGTTTTTGGTCGAACTGTGGCGCGAAAAAGAGCAGACGCCGGTGGCCAAAGCTTTTTACAACTATGTTGAGAAACACCCCGAAATGGAATGGGGCGCATCTCAAGGGTTCTTTGCCAGCAAGACTGACAAGGCGCAGGGCGTCTACAAGTCGATTGCCAAATATGAGTCTACTTCGTTGCCCCGTGCAGCGGCATCCAACATGTTTACTTTAAGTGAGGTGTTACCTATGGTCGAGAAATCGAAGCGCGACACGTTCCTGAATACCCTCTTCGAAGAGGAATTCGGAATCAAGGATGCTGTCGGCCTGCTCAAAGAAGGCCCTGAAAAATTACGGGCGACTCTGGCAGACCGTGGCATTGAAGCCAAGGCGCTGGGCGGCGGCAGTGATGCGGTCGTGAAGGCGCGGGGCGAGGCGATGAAGCAGAACGCCGAACTCCTCCTCTCAATGGTTGAAGTGCAGGATGCCTTCGACCGGCAGTTGACCGAGCTGACTGAAAAGCAGACCGGCGAACTGAAAACCCGTGACGACAAGCTGGCGGCGATTGAAAAAGAGCTGCAGGCGCTGAAGCAGGATAACGCTGCTCTGCGCACACTGGTGAATCAGCCGCTGCGCCGTGCTGCCCATGATGAAAGCACCGTGGTCACCGATGCCGAGAAGCCGGTGCTCAAAGATGCGCTGCCGACGAAGGATTCCCTTACCGGACTGCCGCTTAAGTAAGCTTAGGCGTTAGTTCACCATTTATCATTCGCCATATTGATGAGGCTCAACTTACTATGCCCGACATAACCATTAACGACCGTAAATATTCGGCTCAAGAGTGGGCCGAAATCCGCAATGCGTTTATCGCGGTTGAGAAGCATAACGCTTCCGGCACAGCGGACACTCACAACCCGGCTTACGGGCCATACGCCGACGGCAGCGGTGACTATGGAACGTTTTCTTATCCCGGCATCCGCCCGGAAATGTTCTCATCCTTTGCGCGCCCGCGCAGCCTTTCTAGCATCGTCGGCGTGCGCCAGAGCCGGATCGCCAATGAAAAAATTGGCATCATGACCGGCGTCACCGCTGAAGAAGGTAGCAACCCATCTGACTTCTGCGGCCTCTTCCCGACGGCAGGGCAGCTCAAACGCTGTGTTCAAAATTACCCGTGGGGCAAGAGCGCGTGGAAGACCAAAGTGGTCAACATCGCTGAAGCCGGTGAATATGCCGACTACACCGACATCGCTGCCAAGCGCATCCTCAACATGAAACAGTCCAATAACCAGTTCGTACCGGATTTGATGAATCGGTTGGACATCAGCAACCGCGATGCGGCGACGTTGGCGGTTGAACTGGGTGTGACCGGCGTCGCCATGGATCGTGCCTTTGAGAGGGTACTGGTCACCGGCAACCGTGCCAAAGCGCCTGCTGCAGCGCAGCTCGGTTTCTTCAAAGAGTTCGACGGACTGGAACGCCAAATCACCACCGGTAGGGTTGATATGGACACCGGAGTCGCCTGTCCGGGTGCTGACAGTATCGTCATCAACTGGGGCACGGGCATCGACGCATCCGTCGGCGGGCGCACCTTCCAACAGGCAGTGGTTGATACCTACTTTGCCTTGAAGGTGCTGGCTGAAGATGTCGGCTTGGATGGCGTGACATGGGCTATCGGGATGCGCATGGAAATGTTCCGTGCCCTGACCTATATCTGGGCTTGCGAGTATTACGTCAGCCGGTGCCAAGGGAGCGCGGGCAACCCGAGCTACACCGATGCGTCGGAAGTGCGTAAGCTGCAACTCCAAATGTGGGATGGCCGGTACCTGCTCATTGATGACGAGCCGGTGCGGGTGATTTTCAGTGACGGCATTCCGATGACCAAAGCCGGTAACAATGTGTACACGGCTCAGGACTTCTTTATCATCCCGATTGACTGGATGGGGCAGCCGTTACTCAACATTCAGTACAAGGTTATGAACAACGCCGACGCGATGTCTTTTGCCGAGTTCATCGCGCCCAACGAGTTCGCGGCCTACAACAACGGTATGTGGCTCGGCACCAAACAGCGCACCGGCTACTGCATGGAGCTGCTGTTCGCGGGCAAGTTCCGTCTGGTATTGGACGCGCCGTTCTTGGCAGCCGTCATCAACACCATGCAGTTCACCTACCAAGCGCCAACCCGCAGTGCTTATCCGGATGTGACCGAGTTCTACCGCGATGGTGGTGCGACCCGCTGGGACGGCAACTACACCGTTTCGTAAGCCCCGGCTTTCATCCCCCGTGTGGTACAAAGGTGACACCCAGCGTGTCACCTTTTTTATTCCGGCGACCGCTGACCCAGACGATTGTGTCAGGACAATCACATGCCGCAGCCATTGGTTTCCATCTATATCCCCTATGCCCCTCATCATGCCGAACTGGTGATCCGTGCCATTGAGAGCGCCGAACGCCAGACGATTCCGTGCAATGTCATCAGTGGTTTGTCAAAAGACACGCCTGCCCGACTGCGGAATGACGCGATGTTTGCCGAAACACCATTTTTAGTCTTTTTAGACGGCGATGACGTGCTGGAACCGACCTTTGTCGAGGAATGTCTGCGGGCGTACCACACCGGCTATTACGTTTATACCAACTGGTACTGCGATTCGGTGCTGCGCAAACCCAACCTGTGCGTCGGGGCATCGAATGTTTACCGTTCGCATCTGGTGACGACGCTGTATCCAACGGCCATCTTCAAAGCGCTGGGCGGATTTGATGAATCACTGCCCGGGCATGAAGACGTGGACTTCTATCTGCGCAGCCACCGCGCCGGGGTTTGCGGCCTGCACGTGGACAAGGCGCTGCTCCACTACACTCAACACGGACAGCGGTCACTCTCTTTTAAACAACGCGCCGATAAAAAGGCGATTATGGACGATGTGTTTGCACGAAATGGAGGGCAATTCACCATCATGGCATGTTGTGGTCAGCCGGGACAACCGGCACAAGTGAATCCCGGTGCCGAGCAGCCCGGCGATGTACTCGCCCAGACGCTGTGGGCCGGAATGCGCAGTGAAGTCGGCGTTGCCACCGGACGCGTATACGTCGGCGGCAACGGGTCAAAGATTTATGTCAATCCAGCCGATATTGAGCAGACGCCGCATTTGTTCCGCGCGGTGCAGGATGTCAACGCACTGGCTCCCAAGCGGGACGTCATCCTCAAGGAAAGCGGGCTGGTCTAATGTCTATTTTGGATGTGCTGTATTACGCAGCCGCCGCTTGGTACATCAGTTACGCAGTGACCAAAACACACGGGCCGTTTGGCATCTTTGAACGGATTCGTGAAATCGGCGGTGGCCGATGGCATGGACGACGCGGGTGGGAATTGAAATCCGAGCCAGGGCATGATGTCGCCGCTTATTTTCCATCTAAGAACGGCCTGCTGGACTGCATCATCTGCCTGATGGTGTGGGCGGCATTGATACTCAGTCTCATTGGGCGCAATGTGGTCACGGACGCGCTGGCGATTGCAGGCGTGGCGCTGTGGCTGCACGGCTTCACCGGTTGGCGGTTGAACCTATGAATCAAGCCGAGCAGGTCTACTTCGAGCAGTTCAGCGGATACAAGCCGACGGATGACGCATGGTGGGACGTGTGGGGCATTCTCTACAGTAATGATGCCTTCTGCCATAAGGAATGCCGGTCTTTGGATGAAGCGATGGCGGAAGTCGCTCACATCCGTCAAACCCACCCCGACATGCCGTTGACGATTGACCATCAAGAGCGGGTTGGCTACGGCGACATGCGTTTAGGCGGTTATTCGCGCTACTTTCCTATAAAGGACTGATATGTCTGACATCATCTTTTGTGCAACTCAATTCTATCTGGATGGCGGCTACCGTTATTACATCGATTTTTTCAAGCTGGTCGAACTGTCCGGCTATCCGCTGATTCCACTGTCGCAGCTTGACCCGCAGAGCGACAACACCTACATCATCACGCCGCTGAATGATGAATGGTTGGACGGCTGGCAGCAGCCGAAAGCCCGCATCATCTGCCTGATGGTGTGGGCGGCATTGATACTCAGTCTCATTGGGCGCAATGTGGTCACGGACGCGCTGGCGATTGCAGGCGTGGCGCTGTGGCTGCACGGCTTCACCGGCTGGCGGTTAAACCTATGAATGCCATTGTGTTTCAGTGCTTCATGGTCAGAACACAGTCGATGTATGACGAAAAAGCATTGCGAATTTACGCGTCCATCGATGGACTGAAACAGGATATTGAGGATGTCTGCCACATTCCTCAATCGGATTGGTATGAAGAATTAGAACAGTGGAAAACGCCTGTTCAATCCGATGGCAGCCAATACTTAATTGTTGAATCGGAAGTTGTAGGTTGGAACAATGGGTAACGTTATTTTTTGTGCCACCGATTTCTATTTGCAGGGCGGCTACCGTTCCTACACCGACTTTTTCAAACTGGTCGAACTGTCCGGCTATCCAGTGATTCCACTGTCGCAGTTGGACCCGCAGAGCGACAACACCTACATCATCACACCGCTGAATGACGAATGGCTGGATGGCTGGCAGCAGCCGAAAGCCTACATCATTCACTGGGAACTCGAATGGCGGACGGATTGGCGGGCAGACGTCAATGAGCCGCCGGGTGTGGCTGAAGTCTGGGCGTCTGATAAATGGTATGCCAACAAAATTGGCGCACGGTATGTGCCGGTTGGCGGGAATGCCGGACTGAATGAATGCCCTGACATTTGGCCTTTGAGACGGATAAAAGGTGTTGCCCAGATTAGCTACCAAACTCATCGGCGGCAGGTGATTACCCATCAGCTTCGTGAATACGGATTATCGCTGATGCCAACCGAAAACCAATGGGGAACAGCACGTTCCGCAGGACTCTTGTCCAGCAGGGTGATGCTTCACGTCCATCAGCATGACAACATGCCGACCATTGCGCCGCTGCGTTGGTGTCTAGCGGCGGCGCACAAGCTGCCGATGATTACCGAAACCGTCAACGAACGCGGCATCTTTAGTTATTCGTACATGGTGCAGGCCGATTACAAACATCTAGCTGAATTCACCGCCAACGTGCTGAAAGATGAACGGATGTTGAGGGATTATGCGCTGGCACTGCATCAACTGTTATGCGAGCAGTACACCTTCCAGAAAGTAGTTGAAGCGAATGTCTAGACTCATCCCGTTTCGTGAGATGCGACCGGCACTGCAAACCGCCCAGATGGAAGTGCAAATGCTGTTGGGACTGCCGAACGTGGACTGGTCGCAAAGCGATTACGCCGTGTTTCTGGCGCTGGGCAACATGAGCAAACAGGTCGAAAACCCGACGCGTAAGCAAATGCTGGTGCAGCTCGGCGCGTGGCTGCGCTTTTACCGTCGGCTGCTGCTGGCGCTGCCGGAAGACCATGTGGTGCGCGTCAAGGTCATGCCGGAATTTGAAAAACTAGCCGAACCCTATCAAGCATTATTGGAGGTTCAAAAATGAAGCGACTCGATGCCTTTAGTGAAGGTCTATTTATCGGGGTGCTGTTTCTGGTGGTCATCGCTTTGATGCTCATTGGGTTGAGCTTCACCCACGCGCAGGACAATCCACCGCCGTTCACCATCTTCACGCCCGGCTGTGTCGAGCAGCTTGGTGACATCCACTACCGCATCCACTTCGGCTACCAATCGGACGGCGTCGAACCGTTCACAGTGCAGTTCGGAAACACCAACAACGGATCGGCGGTCATCAATACACCGGAACATTTTGTGACGTCGCCGGGGCTGCACGACGATTGGTATCTGGATGCCCACGCGGAAGATTCGCCTTACGTCTTCACGGTGACCTTCAGCGGCGCACTGACCACCACACTGGAACTGCACACATGGGACACTAAGCCCTGCGCCGACGGCCAATATGGTGTGTATGTACCGGCGACGCCTGAACCGGTGCTGGGGGATTGTCCGGCGTGGTCGTATGACAGCACGGCCCACACACTGAAATGCCTGTGGGATTTGCCGAAAGCAGGGGCGTATCAATGAAGGTGATTGGCTACACCGCTCTGCGCTACGGTGCGGATTATCTCGGCTGGGCGATTCGGTCGGTGATTGACCACATTGACGAATACCATGTGCTGTATGCCACACGGCCATCGCACGGCCATTATTCGGACGCAGTTTGTCCCGACAGTGAGGATGAACTGCATGACATTGCGTGGCAGGCCGCCGGATTGAAGCTGAAGTGGCACCGCGGCGACTGGACGTATGAAGGCCAGCAGCGGGACAGCATCTTACAGTATGCGCCGGATGCTGATGTGATTCTGTCGGTGGATAGTGATGAGATTTACAGCGAAAAGTTGATTAACAATATCATGCGCTACGCTGGCTCGGTTCAATATTCACAGCCATTCCGTTACCTACGCGTGCCCTTTATCCACTACTGGCGTTCGTTTCACCGCTGCATTCTGCATGACCCGGCGTATCCTGCGCGTGTGACCTTCCCGCGCATTCCATCCGGCGAATCGTCATGGTATCCATCATCAGGCGTCGTCAATCACATGGGCTACGCGACGCGGCCTGACATCGTGGCCTACAAGTGGCAGATACACGGGCATCTGGGCGAGCTGCGGCGCGATGTGAACTGGTTTAACGACGTGTTTATGAACAAAAACAGGAGCACTGATTTGCATCCAGTTGGAAGCACCTTCTGGAATTATGAACAGGTCAATCCACTCGACTACATGCCCGCGTGGATGAGTGAGCATCCGTTTTACGGGATGGATGTGATTACATGAGTCAGGTCAAGTTTGGCGCACAAGTACAGTGGGTAGTCCACCGAAAAGACGTGTTTTCGCCAGACACCCGGCGGTATATCGGCAAAGTTGGCCGCGCCGTGAAAGCCGTTGACCATGTGCCGATGCGCGGCACGGTTGATTTGGAATTTGAACATTTAGACGACCCGCGCCGAACGTTCTGCGTGTTGAACGTTCCTTATGATGAACTCAGGATGCCCGATGACCATTGAAGTCGCACTGTTCAACGATACCCGCATGGTCACTGTTGATGACCGTACCGCGCTGATGGGTGGCAGCTTCTACATGCAGCCGCACCTTCAGCCGTATTCGCCGCTGCCGCTGCGCTGGTGCTTCGACCAGCTCATCAAGTATCCCAAAGCGACGCTGATTGACGTCGGCGCAAACACCGGCAGCTTCACGCTGATGGCCAAACATCATCCCGGGCTGACCGTCCACGCCTTTGAGCCGGTCGAACTGGCTTACCGGGTGCTGGGTGAAAATATTCACTTGAATGACCTGCTGCCGCAAGTGGTATCCAACCGGATGGCCGTTTCAAATTACAACGGCGTGGGCGTCCTGCACACCGTTCATGACATCGGCGGGCTGGGTGTGTCGATGGTCAACGGCTCACCGGCGTGGCACAAGGCGGTCGATGATTCGCCGATTTCGGTTTGCAAGCTGGACACCTACTGCCGTGAACATGGGGTTGAACCGCGCTTCATTAAGATTGACACGGAAGGCGCGGAAAAATATGTACTCGAAGGGGCGCAAGAGATTATCCAAAAGTATCACCCGTTTTTATTGTTTGAATACAGCCAAGAGAACGCGAACCAGTACGGCTATCCGGTGCATGAGATGGTCAAGATGGTGGAAGAATGGGGCTATACGTGGTCCGCGCCGGAAGGCATGGATTTGTGGTGTGTGCATAAACAATGGGAGGCATTGACATGAATATCGAACAGGGTTTCACACTGCTGGCGGCACAAATCAAGGCTGACGCGCAGGAATTGATGCAGTACGCGGCAGAAGACACGATTGGTGGCTACGACATCAACGAAGCCAACCGCAAGTTTCCGATGGGCAGCCTGTGGGAGCCGGAAGGCAAGCTGCTGTATGCGCTGGTGCGCTGGCTGAAGCCGGACGTGGTGGCGGAAATCGGCGGCTGGGTAGGGTGCAGCGCGTCCCATCTGGCGGCGGCGGTCAAGGCCAACGGGCGCGGGCGTGTCATGAGTGTGGACAGTGGTGAAGGCGGTGCAGTCGCCGGTAGCTTGCTGCTGCCCGAAGTGCGGGATTACGTCACCTTCGTCAAAGCCGATGGACGCGCGTGGCTGGCAGAGCAGGAAGACCACAGCATCGGCCTGCTGTTTGAGGATGCCGACCACAGCACCGAACTGACAGCGGCGATTGCACGGCTGGCGGTGGATAAGCTGGAAGCGGGCGGCGTGATGGTCAACCATGATGCGGCGCATGATTTCGCGATTGTGGGCGGCGGTCAGCGGATTGGGTCTTCCGTGGGGCGGGCGATTCGGGATGGTCTGGCGCAGGCCGGTGTCTACTTCAAGCCGTACCTGATTGAGCCGAGCGACTGCGGCGTGGCCGTGACGGTGATGCCCGGTGTGCGGACGGTGGCGACGGTCAACGAACTAACCACACCTTATGATGATGGGATTAAATCCCAGATTGAAGAAGCGCGTCCCATCGATGGGAACTCGCAGACCGGCTACCTTGAACTGCCGCCTTTTGATGCATCACAGGAACGGGTTAGTTATCCGGTGCCGGATGGCAAGAAAGAACCCACTTTAATAAATGACACCGACGTGATTGACCAGTTGACCAAGCCGGTATCGAAGTCGCGTAGTAAATCCAGAAAGTAACACCCATGCAGCCCATCATTAGTCTGGTGTCCGGCACCTACAACCGGCTGAAGATGCTGACCGAAATGGTACAGTCCTTCCGTGACAACCTGCTGCCGGGGCTGCCCTATGAAATCGTACTGGTGGACGGTGGGTCAACCGACGGCACGCTGGACTGGGCGCGGGCGCAGCCGGACGTGCGGCTGATTGAAGACGGCAAGCTGGTCGGCGCGATTTCGGCCTTCACGCGCGGGGCACAGGCGGCACAGGGTAAGTATGTGCTGCTGGCGAATGATGACGTCGCCTTCCGGATGAACGCCGTGATTCCGGCCATCGTGCATCTGGAAACGAACATGAAGTGCGGCGCTGTCGCTTTCAGAGACAATCGTCCGGTGGCGCACTTCACGCGCAGTGACTACAAGACGCTGCGGATGGAAGGCAACATCAACGGGCGGCATGTGGGCATCGTCTACGCGCAGGTGGGACTGTTCCGCAAGTGGCTGGGCGATAAGTGCCAGTGGTGGCTGGGCGAACACGAAGAGATGCTGGGCGCACATGTCTATGGCGGCGATAACTCGCTGTCGGCGCAAATCTGGCATTACGGCTACACGGTCGATGAAGTGCCGGACTGTATCGTTGAAGACCACGTGGCGAATGATGAGCTGCGACAAATCAATTTTCAGAAGGGACTGGAAAGCAATGACAGCCACTTCTTTTATGACCAATGGCCGCAAGGAGTCATCGTGAGCGACAGTCCACAACTGGTGCAGCAGGATAAACGGGCGGCGCGGATTTTGTACCTGCCGATTTATGAGCCGGGCTGGGCCGTGCAGAAGCATCCGGTACACGGTAAGCATGGGCTGCGGGACGCGCTGGCACGCGGGCGCAACAAACACGGGGCGCGGCATATCGTGCAGGAATTCGATTACCTCGCTGTAAATCCGCAAAATTTGCGGATTCGGCTGATTGAGCTGGTGGACAGCTTCAAACCCGACCTCATCCTGACCCAGCTTCAGTCGCCGCAGCCGATGACCGCCGCTTTACTCGGTGAAATCCGGCAGCGCAGCGGGGCGACCATCATCAACTGGAACGGCGACCAAGCGCCCGGCGGACTCGCCAGCCCTGAAATGCTGGCCGTCCTGCGGCATGTGGATTTGCAGCTCATCACCAACTTGGACGTGGTGGACATCTACGAGCGGGAACGCATCCAGTGGGCATACTGGCAGATTGGCTATGAGGATGTTGGCGATGATTACCAAGCTAAAGCGGACAGTTATTATAGTGAACTCGGACGGCAAAGCCCATTCAGTCGCGGTGACGTGTGGCCTGTGGTCTATTTGGCCTCGTTACGCAGTCCTGAACGCCAAGCGATTGCAAGCATTGTCGAGTCTTTTGGTGGAAGGGTCTTTACGCCGGGTGATGAGTTCGCATCCCTCTACAATTTCTCAGTTACTAAAGCCATCTATAATCGCAGTAAGGTCGCTATCAGTGACAACGGCTTCACATCGCGCGGATTCGTGAGCAACCGGCTGTTCCAAGCGCTGGCGGCGGGCGGATGCGTCGTGCTCCAGCAGCATGTCGATGGACTGGATGAACTGACCGGATTGCGTGCAAATTGGAACTACATGGAATGGAATGATTTAGACGAGTTGAAGGCGCACATTAAGACGCGGCTCGAAAATCTCGAAGAATCACGTCAAATTGCCGCTATGGGCACGGCCTTTGTCCGCGAGCACTTCAGCTTTGACGCGCAGGTGGGCAAGCTGATGACGCTCATCAAGGAACGGCTGGGTGACCACTCGCAGCTCAAAGAAAGCATCGCGCTGAAGTACACCGGACGTAACAGCACCGGATTCGGGCTGGGCAACGCGTGGCCGTCGGGACAGCGCTACGAGTACGAGCCGGGGCGGCTGCTGTACGTCCACCGGCAGGACGCCGACCTGATTGTCAGCATGTATGCAGGTGAGTGGCAGCGGACGGATTGAGCCATGCGCCGCGTGCTGCATCTCATCTTTTGTAAAATAGGGTGGCATTCACGACCGATTTATCTGGCACGGAATGCACACCTGAAAGCCTACTGCCGGTGGTGTTACCACGAACTGCGGATGGACACGCGCGGCAGCTTATTTGAATGAAGGCGGCCTATGGCTATCGCGCTTACTCCCAGCAGCAATTACACCCCCGGGCGGAACCATCACTACCTGAATGCGTGGCCGCGCTTGATGATGGAAGATATCTGGCATTTTAACCAGTGCGCGGGACTCGGCGCACCCATCCAGACGGCCAATGACAAGGGCGGCGCGGTCTACCTGCAAAAAGAGCGGGAATATATCGCGCGGAACCTCGAAGCGGCTGCCGGACGCATGGCGCAGGATTTGAACTACTGGATTAATCCGGCCTACTTCAGCGAAACAATACCCATCGGCAAGGGACGACCGATACAGCGCCAGATTCACCAGACGCGCTACGCCAAGGTGATTTCATTGGGTCAGCGGGCTACGTCGCTGATTTCAGCCGGTGTCAATGTGGTCTACAGTGATCCGAACGGCGTGGGCGTCAATGACACGGCGACGGTTACGGTCAACACGACAGTGGCGAATGGCGAAATCAAGCTGTACTTCCGCACGGCAGACGGTGCGCCGACGGCAGGCGACACTCGCTATGAGATTGAACCGCTGACCATCACCAGCAGCGGCGGCGTGGTGACGATTACCGGACATCGCGCTTTGTTCGTCAAACCGACGCAGTGGGCACGGGAATATGTGGCGAATGACCCCAACTTCAACAGCCCGAATGTGGTGGATACCAGTGTGGTGCAGAATTTTGTCACGGCGGTGGATGTGTACCGCGTGTATACCGACACCAGCGCCAGCATCAGTCTGAAAGCTGCCGACGGCACAGTGCTGCAAACCTACAGCGGCGAACTGATGGACGCCGAACTGGGCGCGTTCCGGCTGGGCGACCTGTGCGAAACCGTGTGCTGGACAGACCGTCCGCAGCGGATTGAAGTGAATTATTACGCCGGTTCGCCGCTGGTCAACAACGAAATTGACAATGAACTGTACCAAGCCTGCGCAGCCTATGCGGCAGCGTCGATGATGCCCAAACTGACCAAGATGTCGTATTGGACGCTGGACATGTGGAACCAGTATCACAAGCCGCTCGTCGAAAGTGTCGGCGGGGCGGTGGTGCCGGTGGCGACACAGGCGCAGTCCTCGTCGGGGTATGGCGCTCGTGCGGGACAAGTGCTGGCGTGGACGGTAGTTATGGACCGGCGTGTCGAGAAGGGGCATTCTTTCTTTTAGGCGATATAATTATAGGTGACGGGATAGGGTAGCTCCCAATAAGTCGGCTTAATCCACCGACTTCCCGTCACCCTCAAAAGGATTGATTAGCGGAAGGAATTACGCTATGGCTACAAAGACTTCGGGTATCTACATCATTGTCAACATTAAGTCAAAGAAAGTTTATCTCGGTCAGTCTCAAAACATTAGAACGCGCTGGATAACCCACAAAAGGTCATTGCAGGCAGGAACTCATTACAACCTATATCTACAAAGAGCATGGCTGAAATACGGCGCGGAATCGTTTAAATTTCAAGTGTTGGAATATTGTCCGGTTGAACAATTAGATGAACGAGAACAACATTTCCTTGATATTTATATTGAACAAGGTTTGTGTTACAACATCGCAATTGATGCAACCGCACCAATGCGTGGCCGCACTCATGTTCATTCAGAAGCTACCAAACACAAAATGAGTGAAATTGCCAAAGGAAAAGTTTTTAGCATTCAGCACCGTCAACATTTGAGTGTGGCGCAAAGGAATAAACCACCTGCTAGCGCGGAAACTCGACGGAAAATAAGCGATGCAGTTAAATCGCGCCCTCCAATGAGCGATGAAACAAGGCGGAAAATGAGTGTAGCAGCTAAGAATCGAGTGCATCATCCGCTGAGTGATGAAACTAGACGAAAAATAAGCATTGCCCAAAAAGGTAAAACCCACCCACCACTTAGTGCGGAAACGCGTATCAAAATCGGTTTAGCGGGAAAAGGGAGACGTCATACACCTGAAGCACGTCTTAAAATCAGCGAGGCTTCAAAAAATATTAGTGATGAAACCCGCAAGAAAAGAAGCGAATCGATGAAGGCGGCTTGGGCAAAGAGAAAGGCTGCACAAAATGACAGCGATACTTAAAACCACCTGCATTATTCCGTGCCACAACGCGGAAAAGACGATTGAACGGGCTGTCACCAGCGCATTGGCTGCTGGTGTCGATATGGTGCTGGTCTACGATGATTTCAGCACCGATGGGTCACTGCGGGCAGCCGGCCAGCGGCCACGCGTGTGCTTATTAAACAGCATCACCGATGTGCCAATGGGCGTGAATGGTGCGCGAAATTATCTCTGCACGCTGGCTGAAGACGGCCTGATTATCCCGCTGGATGCCGATGACGAACTGCGGGACATCTCGGCGCTGAAGGCGGCCTATGAACCCGGCACGTGGGTGTACGGCGATTATGTGGAACACGACGGCCCACAGGAACGGCTGGTCAAGGGGTGTCCGGCGGGCACGCTGGCGCGAAAAAATATCACGGGTGTGACATTTGCTTTTTCTTCACACGACTGGTTTAAAGTGGGTGGTTATGACCCCGACTTTGCCTATGCTGAAGACTACGCCTTCCAGTGCGCACTGACCCACGCAGGCATCCGCCCGAAGTATGTGGAAACCACGGTTTATGACCGCTACCTGCATCCGAACGGCAATGAACGGACAGCCAAAGCGACCGCCTACTGGACGTTCTACCATGACCTTGCCCGCAGCAAGTATCCAGCGGCTTTTGGCAGTGTGCGCTAAACACGCCGTTAGAAGTTCTTTGCTATACTACTTTCAATAACCAACACAGGCATGTGGTGCAACACCCTGACTATTGCACACGGTTATTTCGTGGGGCGGCTCATCCCGCCCTTAACGAAACTACAAACAAGTCAGGACACCGTAGTCAGGACGGCCATGCAGACCGTCCTTTTTTATTGGGTGGGTGATGGCACTTCAAGCGGCAGGTAAGACCATTCGAGACATTGACCGGCGGGTGCGCGGGGCAACCTTACAGGCAATCCAGAATGCCTCGGATGATTTACAGTCCACCAGCCGTGACACCGTGCGGCAGTGGCGCAACCGACCGGATTTTAAGGAAACCCTGACGGTTGATGAACGCCGCATCGAAGCGCTGATTAAGCCGAGCGGGACAAAGCGTGTCCTGAAGATTTTCGGGTATGTGGATAAGGGCACGAAGGGGCCGTATCTCATCCCTAAAGTGGTGGTGCCGGGTAAGTATCTGCGCTTTCAGGTGGGTTACAGCGCCCGAACCATGCCGATAGCCCAGTACAACAAGGGCACCGGACAGCACTTCGGGAAATGGGTCAGTAAGCAGCAGGTGGTGCATCCGGGCATCGCGCCGCGGAAGTTTATGGAAACGTATCTGGAGAAGTTGATTCCGACCTTGCAGAGCCGGGTTCAAACCGAAATTAGTCGTGTAGCGTGAGAGGGATACTATTATGCCAGTACCTTGGAAAAATGGCGGCGACGCCAGTACCGTAGACATTCAGCCGGGCGGCCCGGGCAATCCGTGGCAGGTATTTGACCAGAACGGGATGCTGGATGCGCCGTCGGGCGGTGCGCGTGCCCGTTCAACCATGTGGGGGCGTGACGATAGAGGCGGACTTTCACCGCGCACGCTGATTTACACCGGCAATCCGGATGACTGGACGGCCACCCTGACCTATCCCCTCAGTTCAGAAAACGCGCTGAAGCGGCTGAACTGCCCCTTCAACATCCGCAGCCGCCAGTACTGCAGCCCGAACCGCGCCAACATGACGGCGTATGTGTCGCCGGGCATGATTGGTTATTTGCAGGCGACCATCACCAGCTTCGGATATGACAACGGGCTGGCGATGAACGATGGACAGGCCACCGATGTCAACCGCACCGCCGCGCTGGCCGCTTCGCTCGAAGCCAAATGGACGCCGCTGGCGCATGACGACATCAGTCTGACGACCAGTGACGTGGCCTTCAAGCGGGTCATCAACATCAGCGCCGAAACCTGCCAAGGGGCCTGCGGACTCGGCACCACTGAGGAAGATGCATGGCTGGCCGTGACGCTCAAAGATGCATCACCGGCTTATGGCGGCGGCTCGGCTCCGTGGCTGTACTACACCACTGACCGCTGGGTGACCCGTACCGGTGTGCGCATCGGTGCGCTGATTGGTTCGGATGCACTGGATGTGGTGCTGGCAGGCAGCCGCGTGGTGGTCTTCAGTGACACCAAAGCGCCGGTCTATGCACAGCTTGCCGACATTTACAACGGCATCACGGATCCGCTGCTGTGGGCATCGGCCAGCGGCATTTCCGAATCCGGCACCAACTTCCCCAAGTATGCGGTGGCGGTGGATGCAGCGACCATTCTGGCGGTCGGCGCGGGTGGTCGTATCTGGTTGAGCACCGACGGCGGTGTCAGCTTCAGCAAGATTTATGACACGGGCGCACTGACCAGCAACAACCTGAATGCGATTGATGCCCAGCCGGGTGGCAACGCGTTTGTCGGCGGCAACAGCGGCACGCTTATTCGTCTGTCCAAGGTGCCGGGCGCGGCGTCATTCGTCGGCGCGGTCGTCAGTGTCAAGGATGCCAGCTTGAACGTGCTGTCGTCCAACATCAACAGCATCCGGACGCCCTCCACACGCGGCGATGAAGTGTATTTGGGCACGGCAGGCGGCGAAATCTGGCGCAGCCGCAACATCAACGCCGTCAAGCCGGTGTTCCAGAACATGAAGTTCGATAAGGCGGGTATTGGCTCGATTGCCGATATGGATTTCATCGGCTATCAGGGTAACACGCTGTTTGTGGTGCAGTCCTACACCGACGGCAGCAGCCGTGTCCTGCGCGATTTTAGCGGCGGCGCACTGGCCAACGATGTGGAAATCATCGGCGACTATGTGACGCCCGGAAACTTCGGTATGGTGTCGATTGCGGCGGCCAATGAGAACATGGCGATTTGTGTGGGGCCAACACACGGGACATACGCGTTCATCGGCATGGTTCGTCCGGCGCAGTAACCGTCCACTCAAAAAGGAGTCATGATGTCAGGTAATGACGCAGCCAACGGGACTGGCCGCCCGGCCATCACCATTTACGAAACACAGTCCGGCGTGGTGGCACACATCACGCCGGTCAACCTGCCGACGCTGCGAGCGGTGCAGCTCAAAGCGGCAGATTTATTCCCGTATCCCGACAAGAAACCGTATCAGAAGCCGGAAGAAAACGGCTTTTCGGACAATCAGATGACGCCTGCGGAAGACAACCCGCAGTATCTTGCTGATTGTGCGGCAGTGGACGCCCAGCGCAAAACGTGGGCTGACCGCGCTATTTTTGATTATGCGGTGCGCTTCCCGAAATACCCGACGCCGCAGGACTTGGTAGCCGGATTCATGCCGCAGCTCATCAGCCTGCGCAAGATTGCCAACCTGCCGGATGACGACTATGAAGCGGTGCTGTTTCACATCGTGCTGACGTGGAACCAACCGACGGTGGACGAGAACAACAAGCTGGCCGTGGCGGCGAATGAATACGGGCGGCTGATTCAACTGGCCATCCAGACGGTTGCACTGACGCCGGACGAGGTGACGGCTGGCATCCGCTTCTTTCGGCCTGTCCTATCAGAACGCGCCGCTGGACGCGTGGCTCGGTAACCACGCGGTTTTCCACGAAGGGCCACGCATCACCGCCAGCGACAACCTCTGGGCTGAATTCCAAGCCTGCATCAAGCTGGGACTCGACCCGGACGACTACTTTAAAAAAGACCGGTTCAGCCGGATGCTCATCACCGGCGGATCGGTGGCCGACAATGCCATCAGCGCCATGCGCAGCTATGACATGGCCAAACAACGGGAAATGGAAGCTGAAGCGAAGAAGAGGAAGTGACGCGAATGACAAGAGTTCCATTCACTTACACATGGATTGAGAACGACAAGATTTTGGCCGGAAGCATCCCTCAACTGCCGGAAGATTTAGCTATCCTTCGTTCAATGGGCGTTCAAAACATCCTTAGCCTGACACGACGTAATTTTGAAACTTACCCCGATATGCAGTGGGGTGATAGACATCTAATGGCGTCGATACCGGACTGCGGTGTGCCGACAGATAGTATTGCAGCGCTTGCCGTCGGTTATCTGACTGGTTCTTATCAAGACTACCCTGTTTATATTCACTGTCGTGGTGGCATAGGGCGAACTGGATTGATACTGCTTGCCTACTATGTTTTGCAGCGTGGATTAACACTGGCGGAAGCTAAAGAACTTGTCAAAGTCCGGCGCAATTATGAAGGAAACGCCAGTGCTATTGACCAAGGCAGTCCACAAAAGGAATGGATTGATAGTCTAGAAGGCCACCGATGACCAACTACCCTGAATCCGGCATCAAGCTGGGACTCGACACGGACGACTACTTTAAAAAAGACCGGTTCAGCCGGATGCTCATCACCGGCGGATCGGTGGCCGATAATGCCATCAGCGCCATGCGCAGCTATGACATGGCCAAACAACGTGAAATGGAAGCTGAAGCGAAGAAGCGGCACAAATGACCAACTACCCTGAATCCGGCATCAAACTGGTAGCCGACACCGCCGACTACACCCAAGCCATGAATGACGCCATTTTCTTGGCGGATTATTTCGATAGCCTCGGCAGCTTGGAAATCAGTGTCAGCGCCAATGTGGATGCGGCCAGCTTTGAGGTTGAGCTGCCGACCGACGGCGAAACGATTGACATCACCGTTGATGCGGAAGTGGACGGCATTGAAGACCTGCCGCTGGATGGTGAAACGGTCGATTTTACGGTCGAAGCGGATGTGGAAGGCGACCTTGGCGACCTACCGCTGAATGGTGAGACGGTTCACTTCACGGCGGATGGTGAGGTGGAAGGCGATGCGGCCAAACTGCCCGCCGACGGCGAAACCATTGAGACGACTGTTGATGTGGCCCAGACCGACCAGTCCAAGTCGGTGCTGGACAGCGTCAACATGATTAAGAACTTGAAGGTGCTGGAAACCGTCTGGAACATCGCCGGTAATGCGCTGGAAGTGTTCGGCAAGTTCAGCAGCTTCGCCATTGACCCGATGCTGGCGCTGGATGATGCCGTGGCGAAAGTTCGTGCGACCACCGGCGACGCCATCCCCAACGCGCGGGAACTTATCAAAAACATTTTTTATGACGACCTCGGCGACAGTATTGACCAAGTGGCCGACCTGATTGTGAAGGCCGAACAAATCAAAGTGCCGATTGATGAAGCGGTACGCTCGGCGCTGACCTTCACCCACACCTTCCAAGATAAGAACCCGCAGCAGGTGCTGGACGCACTGGACGCGATGGTCAAAAACAAGCTGGCACCGGATTTTAAGACAGCCGGTGACGAGCTGGTGACGGCCTTCCAGAACGGCGGCAATAAAGGTGGCGATTTGCTGGACACGCTGAAACGCAACTCCACCGCGCTGCACGACATGGGTTTGAATGGACAGGAAGCGCTGGGCTTCATCAAGACCGGACTGGATAACGGCTTCACCAGTGCGCAGGACGTGCTGAACACGCTGCTGAAGATTAAACAGAACGTCAGCAAAGCGGCGGGCAATGATAAATCCTCGGTCACTGAAACGCTGAACATGCTGGGCATCGCCAATCCGGTGGAAACGGGACAGGCATGGTCGGCGGACTTCTTCACCAGCGTGATTAAGAGCATTCAGGAAGCGCCGGTATCCGACTCGGAAAAGCAAAAGATGTTCGCCAATCTGGTCGGCGGCAAAATCGGCGCCAAGGAATTCAGCGCCTTCATGAAGATGTCACCGGAAGATGCGGCGGCGGTATTTGAGAATGTCACCGGTGCAGCGGCCAACGCGGCCAGCCAGATTGATGACAGCCTGCACGGCGCGATTGACGACTTCATGCTGGCGGCGCAGAAAGCGGCTGAAGACTTCCTATCCAGTGAACAAATCGACCTACCGGGCAAGATTGCCGCGCTGAAGACCGGCCTACAGGACGGACTCGACACGCTGGCAAAAGGCGGCACGCTGAGTGATGCCCTGACCATCGCACTGAAGCCGGTGGGGCTTGACCAGACGTTCCTGAGTCTCGAAAGCGCGATGGGCGATTTCATTATTGGCATCCTGCAAGTCGTGTCCCAACTTCAATCGATGTCACCGGCTAACTGGGAAGCCAAGAAAGGCACGGACGCGACCATTGCCCGCATGGCCGAACAGCAGCTCACGTTCAAGCTGAAGGTTGATAATCCGGACGATGTGGCAGCGGACATCCAGACCGCCGTTTCGCGCGGGGTGACGCCGGGCAACATCACCAAAGCCGTTGGACAGGCTGTTAACGAACTCATCGCGACCGGCTCGGATGAAGCCATTGCCAAAGCGCAGACACTGATTGACACCTTAACAAAGCCGATTGACCAGAACAAACTGCCGACGCTGGCCAGCGGTGCGCCGATGAACGTTGAACCGGTGGTTACACCGGAAGCGGTTGCGGCACTCCAGCAGCAGATTAATGACGCGCTGCTGAAAGCCTCGCCGCCGCAAGCGGTACAGAAGGCGACCGACACGGTCACGGATGCGTTTAGTTCATTCCAAGAGCAGGCCGGATTGACCGTTACGGCATCCGATAAGGCGACCAGCAGTGTGGACATCACCACCACCAGCGTCACGGCGCTGGGTACGGCCACCGAAACCACCGGCACACAGGCCACCACGGCCACACAGCCGGTCACGGACGTGGGCAATGCGACGCAGACTTACGGGCAGTACGCGGACACGGCGGCGGACGATGTGCAAGATTTGGCGGACGCCACGGACGACTTAGGTGATTCGGTATCGGGTGCGGCTGCGCCCGTGGGTGACGCGGCAAACTCAATGGCGGTCATGACGGACAGCGGCTTCAAGCTGGCGGGGGCACTGGATGCGGCCAACACCAAGATGGGCATCCTGATTGCGACGTCTGAAAAGCTGGCCGGTGCAAACGCGGCAGTGGCGCAGAAACAGTCCGAACTGGATAACCAATCCACCGGCGACGGCGGCGACACCCCCACCAAGAAACACGCGTTAGGCACGCGGGATACGACGGGCACCTTTATGGCGGGTGAAGCCGGACGTGAAGTGATTACCTCGAATCAGCATCTGGCGGTGCTCAACAACAAAACGACCGAAGCGATTATGGCGGCGCTGCAAGGTTATATTCCGGGTGGCAGCTTCACACGCGGCGGCAGCACCAACATCATCAACAACACCAACTATATTCCGAACGAAGCGGTGGCCGACCGGCTGGGTTTCAGCCAAGCGGCTACCTTGAGAGGACAATGATATGGCATCCGGATGGCTGAATCATAAGCAGCTTCTACTGGTCAAGGGCATCGGCAAGACCGCCGGTGACAGTTTGAGCGCGGAAAGCGACCCGGTGGTCATCAGCCTGATGTCAGGATTGATTACGCTCGACAGTCAGGGCTGGAATCCGGAAGTGGCGCAGGTTAAGAACGGCGGCATCTGGGCCGACAGCCCGCTCAACGATGGCCGTGAACTGCTGGCGGCTGCCGTGGGCAACGTTACTGAGAAAATCACGGTGCTGGTGGCGGCGACGGCTTATCTGGACGTGATGCGGGCACTGAGCAGCCTAAACCAGATGGCGAACGACTGCCGCGATTACTGGCAAACCGAATACCAGATTGAACCGGTCTACCTGACATGGGAAGCGGGATGCGGCGCAGGCCCACAGTATGCGCTGCTGTACAACATTGAGGTGTCGCCGGAATACTTGGACGCTCCCAGCCCGACGATGCGGGTATCGCTGTCTTTGGAGCGGGAACCCTACTGGCGCGGCATTCCACCGGGTGCTAACCCCAATATGTGGAGTTATTACGTCAATTCCGCGCATCCACAGTTTAATAAGAACGGCGCGTCGCTGTTGAGCGGGACGGATCACTTAATCGTAGCGACCCTGCAAAACAAACACGAGTGGACACCAGCGGCGGCTGGACTCCAGCTTACGGCCATTTCCAAAAATTATATTGACATCGCGGCTTCACAGGTGCCCGGTGACGCGCCTGCACTGGTTGAAATCGGGATTGAACCGTCGTCCACGGAAATCAACATTATTACGTCGTACATCGGCCACACCACCAAGCCGTTTACAGCGACCGGCCATGATGGGGTGACACGGGCGCAGGCGCTCATCTTGAATGCCGGTGACAGCAACGGCGCGGGCAATATCGTCAAAACGGTAGTGACCAGCGAAACAGGCGTCAAGAGCAATAACAGCGCGGTGAATTATTACAACGGCGTGCGGACGGTCACGGGCATTGACCCTGACTGGACGACCTCGGCAATGTGGGGCGGGACAACAGCCTTTGCAGCAGTCATCCGTCCGGATAAAGAAATTTATCGTGGCACATTTGCTGTTTTCGCGCGGGCCTTTAACACCAGCGCCGTTTCACCGGTGGTCACGGACATGCGGATGCGCCTGCAAATCGGTGAAGGTGCCGATCCGTCTAACAATATGGCTTATGTTTTTCTTCCAGAGGTGCAAGTTCCACTACTGGGAAGCAATAGCGACTTTGATTTGACGTATCTGGGCATGTTCACCCTTCCGCTTTCGGAGCGTTCGGTGTCATCAGGTTTGGGGTACGGAAGACAAATACAGGAAGTATCCAGCAATGTCATGTTCACCTTGCAGCAGCGGGTGGATGTGGCGACGGCCAACCGCACCTTCACGCTGATTGACCTCGTGCTGATGCCGATTGACGAAGGGCTGATGTCGGTCGTTCAAAATTCCATCGCAATCACCACGCAGATGTCCCTGATTTGTGACAACACCGGCTACATGACACGCGGCGAAGGTCGGCAGGTGGCTTTTAGCTTCCTACGTAATTTTTCCGACGCCTATATTACGACCGGCGGCATCGCTAATGAAGCACGCGGGCAAGGCATTACCCTGAAGCCCAACACAGCGCAGCGTTTGTATTTCATCAACAGTTTCTTCCTCTCAGGCGGAACCCGGCGCGGCCTGATGGACAACTTCACCGTCCGGATGAATATTGTGCCCCGATGGGCCGGAATTCGGGATGTGTGATTTATGAGCTACCTGCGACACCATATTCACATCTACCAGCGTCCGAAACAGGGCAGCGGCTTCTTAAACCGCTACGCCATTTACAACTACCAGCACTCGATTTGCAATCAGGGCTGGTTTGACACTGCCGGCGGCGACATCGCGGTCAAGTCGGACAGCGAGGGGCAGTACGTCCTCGAAAATTATTTGGGCTGTTTCGTCGCCATTTACGTCGATAATGCGGTGCTGCCCATCTGGGAAGGGTTCATCAACCGCATCACCTTCAATTCGGGCGGGATCGCGTACACCATCAGTCTGGATGAGATGTCCAACCGGGTGAGTGTTATCTACACCGGCGCGGCCAACGCCATGACCCAGACGGCGGTGGTCAACAACACCACGTCACAGGCCATTTACGGTATTAAGCAGACGCAGCTTGACCTCGGCGCGAATCCATCGGCATCGACACAGCCGACGGTGCTGCGGGATACCATTCTGGCGCAGCAGGCGTACCCGCAGCGGGCTATCGGTCAGGCACAGGGCAATGCCAATATCGTCCACTTCGAACTGCTGGGCATCTATCACACGCTGGAATGGACGAAATATTTCACCGGCTTGACGGCAGCCACCAGCCAGTTCGGCACGGATACGGCGGGCATCATCGGTGTGGACCCGAACGGCGCAACCTTTTATGACAACACCAACGCCACCAAGATTAGCGCCAACACAGCCACCGTTGCCCAGCAGGACAGAGGGTCATCGTTCTGGGAACATCTGCTTAAAACGGCAGAAGCCGGTGACGGCAGTAACTACTGGATTTGCGGCGTGCTGCCGACCAATCCCAATACCGGCAAGCGGCTGTTTTACTACCGGCAGGCCAATCTGACGGTGGAATACACGGCGCTGAAGGCCAATATGCTGAAGCCGCGCAGCGTGTTTGGCAAGCCGGTTGCGCCTTACCTTGTGGTGCCTGACCGTGCCATCCGCGTCACGGATGCGCTGCTGCCCTTTAATGGCAGCCTTCAGACTGACCCGACGGTCGTTTATATCCAGAAGATTGACTATGACGCCAATTCGCAGACCGTGCGCTGGTTTGGTGCGGACGATACGACCGCCCGTGCCGCGTTCCGGCTGAATCAGGGTTTTTTACCGGTGGGTGTGGATTTTGGCGCTGCACCCCGACAGATTGTCACTTAGGAGGAAACCCATATGCACACTTGGATTTTTGCCGAAATCAATTTCTTTGAATTTGTCTTAAACGGCGTCCGTGACAAGCCGGAAACGGTGATGTTGGGCGTGGCCTTGATTGTGTTCCTGCTGACCACCCGCGCGTGGCTGAAGGAACTCAGTGAAAGCCGGAAAATGCTGAATGAAGCCAGCAAATCCGGCAATGAGCACGAAACGAAGACATTGGACATGGCGACCAACGCCATTAACAAGATTGACCGGCTGGCCGATTCGATGACCGATATTGCCACGGCGATGCGCGAAAGTTCGGCCAACTATTCTACGGCGGCGCAGGCCAACTCTGAAGCACATGTCAAGACGACCAATATGCTGGTGGACCGTATTCGTGCGATGGACGAAAAGCGGGCGGAAGACGAAATTTACTCCAATGACAAGCTGCTGGCGTCGGTTAATAGCCAGATTGTACAGGGGCAGGAAACCATCGCCCGTGTCGTGGGGGCTATTCTAAGTGAGGCGAGAGTCTTACATGAAGAAACACGGCAGTCGATTACCAATAACAATGAAGTGTTGATGCTGGCCTTGCGAGCATCGCCGCCACCGACAGCGGCGGTTGAATCGTCGCCCAAAATTGAACCGTTTGTCGTCAAAGAATAACACGGATTGGCGACATGCCAGTCTGTTGACACCATTTATTGAGGTCAGGCAAGTAATTGCCAAGAAAGGAACGTCAGATGAGACTGCGAAGTTTACTGATTGGATTGATAGTCATCGGGGTGCTGCTGATGGGCATTGTGAGCCTGCACGCGCAGGACACCGGCACGAGCGGGACCGGCACGGACGTCACAGTGACGGATCCGACTGAACCGGCACTACCTGTCACCACTGAATCACCGGAAGACATCCTGCGCATGGTCTGGGCAACTTTGTTTACCGGGGCGGCGTCGATTGCTGGCACACTTTTTGTCACGGCGCTGGTCAATCTGGAAAAGGTGCTTATTCCGGCATCGGTCGCATCCGCCGACACCCTGAAAAATGTCACATCGGTGGTCGTGTGGATTGGCTACGCGCTGGCGATTAAGTTCGGCTTAGGGACACAGGCGCAGGGGTTGGCCGCGATTATCACGCCGATTCTGGTCACGGCAACGCCGCTGGTGGCCGTCCTGATTGGTTCGGCAAAGCTGTATCTGGCTGCACGGGAACACAACACGCCCATCTGGGGCTATCAGCGACCCTAATTCCCAACCTATTTTGCATCCTATTTTGACACCGAACGCCGTCCATTGAGGCGGCGTTTTTAGATAAAGGAACGGACTCATGGACGGATTGACTGAAGGGCGTATTGTTCATTTTGTCATTAAAGAAGATGTGCATCGTCCCGCTATTGTTGTGAATAACTGGAACACGAACAATCCCTGCGAGGGGTACGTCAACCTGATGGTTTTTACGGATGGTGCCAACGATTTATGGCATCTTGATGGGCCGCGTGATGAGAAGCGCGATGAAGAGGTGCGGCGCGGATTATGGTGGCGGACATCGGTTTGCTACAGTGAAAACAAAGAACCCGGCACATGGCACTGGATTGAAAAAGCATGACTCAATCCAAAACAGGTTACAACATCAACGGGGCTAACTTTCCGCATCAGGGCGAGTTAGAGAAGCATTTTGAGGCGATTAACCCGCGCTGGCTGCTGGTGATGGACAATGATGATCTGGCGCGAGATTACGGGCGACGATTCCAGAACACCAACATTGCTATCCGTAATTGGGCACTGACGCAGGGCGATGAAAACGCCTATTCGATGACTCCGGCAGCATGGCTCGAGGCGCGGTTGGTGGAACTGGGCATCACGCTGGGCAACCTCTATTTGCACACTGGCAACGAGGCAGGCATTGCAGCCAAGTGGCACATCGACCTGATGAAGCTGATTGTCCAGCGTAATTTGAAGATGGTGAAGCTCGTCATCTGTAACGTCGCCGTCGGCACGCCATCAGACATCAATGAATGGAAACGGCCTGAGATGCGCGAATTCTTCCAACTGCTGGATGAGCATCGCGACCAGTTTGTTTTAGGGCTGCACGAATACTTCTGCGGGATCGCACCCAGCGGCTTTATCGGTGGCTTTCCCGATGGCTCATGGACGGATGGGCGTACCAACCTGCATCCGAACTATGAAGACCGGCGCAACTGGCCGGAAGATGCCAGCAACATCGGCACGCTGTGGCACTGTGGCCGCTTCAAGGTGGTCAATGACGCGGCTCGCAGTTTCGGCTATCAACCGCCGCGCATCGTCATCACCGAACACGGCGCAGATGCACTTGCCGACATGGCGCTGTGGGTGAAGAAGTTCCCAATAAGCGACGGATACGGCCAGCACCGCGCGTGGAAAAGCTTAGGTGCGCTGTGGGCGAAGCTGCTGCCCGGTCGTAGCCATCAGCAAGCGTACTTCGAGAACGTGCAGTATCTTAAGACCGCTGTTTATGACCACTTCCCAAATATTGAAGGGTGGCTGCTGTTCACGCTATCCGGCAACTTCCAGTGGAACGAGTTCGATATGAGCGAGGCGGATGAGTTTCACAAGCTGCTGGAAAAGTCGGTTGAAGTGGTCATCCCTGCACCGGCGCTGCCTGCCTTCCCTGCCGACTTCGACAGCCGTGCCAAGCCTTACATGGTGCGAGCAACCGACGGTGCCACCACCGTGCGGGCCAAACCGTCCCAGAATGCCGACATGCTGACCACTATTTCGCCGCTGCCCTGTATCTTGAAATTGATTGATGCGGCAGATTTACGGCCTAACGAGCGGGTGCAGCAGACCATCGGCGACCGGCTGGGCGTGTGGCTGCCGGTGGTGGTGGGCACGGTCAAGGGATGGTCATTCAACGCGTATCTGGATGTGCAGCCGGTGATTCTGAATCCACAGCCGGATGTGGTGAAGTGGCAGGTGGTCATCGACTATCAGGGCACGGCAGAACAGAAAGCGGCCAGCGCTGCCATGTGGACGGCCTTCAATGCTTTCCTTCAGCGGGCGGCTTTTGCGGTCTATCCCACACGGGATATTCAGGTGGTGGATAAGCCGTAAGGTGTGATGGTGTGGTACTTAGTCCGGCTTATTCATGTGGTATCCGGGCGTGACTGCGCTGTAAGTTTGGCGCAGGATTTCAGCCCAGTCCGGATCACATTTGAGGTTTATGCGCTGCGGTTCGGCGTTAAGGGGAATGAGCGCGAAAATCTTGTTCTTGACGCGTAAAACTAGCGTCTCGTTGTCAAAAGGGAAATCGGATGTGGTCGCTATTTTGTCCAGCGCGTAGTTCTTAAGCGTCTCATTGTCCATCTGAGCATCTCTCCGCTTGGTTCAAACTTCAATCACATGACCCTCGGCAGCACGAAGCAATCGATCCCATAGTGCTAGGCCAAGTCCTGATCGCCCAAAGGTGTGAACGAGCATCACATCGACTTGGGCTTGGTCAAGCGAACGCATCGCATCAAATAGGTTGTGGCTAATTTCGTCCTCGGATACGCCGAGATTCACGGTTTCAACAGCCAAATTGGCAAACATTGATTGCTCGTACTGAGGCAGCAGCAGACCAACTTTCTTGCCCTGTCGGATTTCATCTGCGGCGTTTTCATGCATGGCAGGAAGCAGTTTTTCCGCGGCACCGTCGAAAAGCAGCAGCTTAGCCCGAGGCGAGTAATGTTTGTAAAGCATGCCGGGTGCGATAATACCTTGCTCATCTTCCCGCAAGTGCTTCGATACAACTGTTAATTCAGGTATTAGGTTTCGCAAACTTTCGACCGTGATACCGCCCGGACGTAAGATAACGGGGTGAACGGAGGTGAGATCAAGAATAGTTGATTCGACACCGATGACCGCAGCACCCCCATCTAGGATGAGATCAATGCGTCCACCTAGGTCTTCCAAAACATGGGCAGCAGTGGTCGCGCTGGGACGGGCAAATCGATTGGCACTCGGTGCGGCGACAGGCAAATCAACCTTCCTAAGCAGCGCCACTGCTACAGGGTGTGACGGCATTCTCACTGCAACAGTGGGCATTCCTGCAGAGACATTCGAAGGAACCTTTGGGTTTCGCTGCAAGACAAATGTCAATGGGCCAGGCCAAAAGCGTTGTGCTAACTCGTAGGCAAGATCAGGGATAT